ATTAGCCAAAGACCCTGATGTGATTGCACACATTGAAAGGCTTAAGATTAACACCGAAGTTAAAGCTGATGCCAAACCAGAACAGCGACCAATTATAACCAAAAAAGACATTGAAACTGCTGGCAGTCGTGCTGACCCGCTCAAATTTTTAGAAGAGATTTGGACTGATCCGGTTGAAGATATGAAATTGCGAATGGATGCGGCAAAAGCAGCCCTTCCATATTTCCATGGCAAAGTTGCCGAAAAAGGCAAGAAAGAAACCAAAGCCGACGAAGCCAAAAAGGCTACTCAAGGCGGGAAATTTGGAACTCTGGGTTCACAGTTGAGAAGTTAATATGGCACCGCAACATATTAGGGATAACGCACCCAAACATGCAACACACTATCGAGACGACAAAGAGCCTGTTATTTATCTCATGAAGCGCGGTGATGATTATTATTTCCTTGAGAGTGGAAATATAAGAAAGTCATTCGGTGGAATAACAAAAATTTTCGCAAAGCCTCTTGGGGTTTAATGAGTCAAATTTATGTCAGCAATGCTCCCAGAATGGTCGACATCTCTTCCAGACTGGGAGGAACGTATTGTCGCTAAAAAGTCACTCATGCCATGTGAACCGCTTTTCCCAGAAGTGGCGGATGTAGCAGAGCGAATTTTTAAAGAATTGATCTTGGTCGATGTGATGGGTAGCCCCAAAATGGGCGAGGTCACACTTGATTGGGTGATTGAATTTGTACGTGCCATCTTTGGTGCTTACGATCCAGAACAGAAGAAGCGTTTAATCCGTGAATTCTTCCTACTGATCTCCAAGAAAAACACCAAATCAACGATTGCAGCTGGAATCATGATGGTGGCCTTGATCTTAAATGATCGTATGTCGGCTGAGCTCATCCTGTTAGCGCCCACGAAAGAGGTCGCAGATAATAGTTTTAATCCAATTCGAGACTTCATTCGAGCTGATCCTGAGCTTCAGGAAATGTTCAATGTGTCTGAGCACACCAAAACAGTCACTCACTTGGGTACAAATGCGACCTTAAAAGTGATTGCTGCTGAAAGTAATGCTGCAGCAGGTAAAAAGGCTTCAATCATCCTGATCGATGAGGTCTGGTTGTTTGGGAAGCGTGCAAACGCTGAATCAATGTTCCGTGAAGCAAAAGGTGGTCTGGCATCACGTCCAGAGGGCTGTGTGATTTACCTGTCTACCATGTCAGATGAAACGCCATGCGGTGTATTTAAGCAGTTGCTGGACTATGCTCGTGATATTCGGGATGGTGTAAAGGTCAATCCTCAGTTCTTGCCACTGATCTATGAATTTCCTGAGTGGATGCTTGAGGCAGGTGAGCACTTAAAACCTGAAAACTTCTATGTCACCAATCCAAACTTGGGCGCATCGGTTGATCTGGATTACCTGATTAATGAATTTGAGAAGGTTAAAGATGCTGGCGAAGAATCGCTGCGTGACTTCCTCGCAAAACACTTAAACGTACCAATTGGCCTAAACCTACGTGCTAACCGCTGGGCTGGTGCTGAATATTGGCTGAAACAAAAACACGTATTCACGCTCGACGACATTATTGAAAAGTCAGATGTCATCACTTGTGGTATCGATGGTGGTGGTCTGGATGATTTACTTGGCTTTGCTGTCCTTGGTCGGCATGCAAAAAGCCGTAAATGGTGGCTTTGGAATCACGCTTGGTGCAATAAAACTGCAGTCGAAAGGCGCAAAGAGAATGCGCCAAAGTACGCTGATTATGAGAAGGAAAAAAGCCTGACCATTGTTGAGCGTATTGGTGATGACATTGACCAGCTGGCAGCTATTGCGAAGAAGGTTTTTGATTCTGGCAAGCTCGACAAAATCGGCCTCGATCCACTTGGCTTGGGCGGTTTGCTTGATGGTCTGCTTGATGCTGGCATTCCTGAAGACAAGATGATTGCAGTCCAGCAGGGCTTTAAGTTGATGGGCTATATTCTCACCACAGAGCGCAAATTAGCAGAAGGCAATCTTTACCATGCTGGGCAAGGCTTAATGACCTGGTGTGTTGGTAATGCGCGTGCAGTCGTGAAGGGTAACGGCATGATGATCAGCAAACAGGAATCAGGTGTGGGGAAGATTGACCCATTGATCGCTACGTTTAACGCGGTGGCGCTTATGAGTCTGGCACCGGAAGTTAATAACTATGACATTGACGGATATTTAGAGGACATCGTGATAGCATGAGCGACTTGCAAGACACGGGATTCTGGTCTCGCTTCTGGTCACGATTGACTGGAAAAACTCAATTAACGAAGGGCAGCACTTCATACCCAACTGACAGCTATATTTCACCGGGTGGTTCAATTGTCAGTCCCGAATCAGCACTAAAGCTTTCGGCAGTTTGGGCATGTGTAAAACTGCGTGCAGAGACAATCTCTACTTTGCCACTTCACTTATACGATAACGAAAAAAAGATTGCCAAGGATCACGAACTGTATCGAATTCTGCATGATTCACCTAATGCAGATATGTGTGCCAGTGAGTTTTGGCAGATTCAGTCAGCATGTCTGGATTTGTGGGGGAATAGTTATAACTACATTTCTCGACGTTCAAATCGAAGTGTTATTTCTTTAGAGCCACTTTTCCCTAGTGAAATGGTAGTAAAGCGAACCAAAGAAGGTGCTCTAGAATTTCATTACACCGAAAACGGTAAAGTGAAAGTCTATCAGGAAGATGAAATCCTGCACTTTAAGGGTTTTACTCTGGATGGTTATGTTGGGCTATCAGCGATTCAATTTTTTGCTCAAACCATTGGCATGCAGTTTGATGCAAATAATCAGGCGCAAGACTGGTTTAAGAATGGTTTGAAGGTTGGTGGCTTCCTTGAAACTGGCGAAAAAACCTTAACTGATGAGCAGCGTGCAAAGCTTCGTAAGGGTTTAGCTGAATTTAGCCGACCTGAGAATGCTGGTAAGTTCATGACGCTTGAAGCTGGAATGAAAGTTTCATCTGCAAGCGCTATCAGAATCAATCCGGTTGACGCTCAACTTCTTGAAAGTCGTTATTTCGGCATTGAGGAAATCTGCCGGGCTTTTGGTGTTCCACCTCAGTTGATTGGGCATACAAATAAAGCCAGTTCATGGGCTTCAAGCCTTGAACAAACCAATCAGGGTTTTCTTACTTACTCACTGAATCCGCAACTGGTTCGCTATGAGCAGACAATCGCTCGAAAGTTGCTGCTACCGCAAGATAAATACAAATATCGGCCTAAATTCTCGGTTGATGGATTGCTACGCGCTAATAACTCAGCCAGAGCCGATTTTTACGTGAAAATGACTCAGAATGGTCTATACACCCGCAATGAGGTGCGAGAGCTTGAGGATATGCCAAGAGCTGACGATCCAACCGCAGACAAGTTAATGGTTCAGATGCAGATGGTTCCACTGGGCACCGAGAAAGGTGAAAAAAATGAATAGAAAAAGTTTTAATTTAGACATTAAAGCCGTCCAAGAGGACGGTTTTTTTTCGGGTTATGGAGCCGTTTTTGGGAACCTGGACTGGTACAACGACATTATTTTGCCGGGCGCTTTTAAGAATACGCTGGCCAAATGGACTGAAAAGGGGAAATTCCCACCAGTACTCTGGAATCATAGTTCCAATGAACCAATCGGGGTCTACACCAAGCTGATTGAAGATGAAAAAGGCTTGTATGTCGAAGGCAAATTACTGATCGACGATGTTCCAAAAGCCAAATCCACACACGCACTTTTGAAGGCTGGCGCAATCGATGGTTTAAGCATTGGATACCGCACGGTTAAATCCAGCTACAACGAAAACACAGATATTCGTGAGCTGATTGAGTTGGATCTAGGTGAAATCTCAATTGTAACCACGCCTGCTAATGAAAAAAGCACGGTTATTTCTGTGAAATCCAAATTAGAAGAAGGCGAACTGCCAACTTTACCTGAATTTGAAAAGTTCCTGAGAGAGTCAGGCTTTTCAAAATCGCAAGCCACTGCAATCGCTGGCAAGGGTTTGCGCCATCTTTTGAGCGAGTCTGAAGATGAAAAGTTCCAAGCGAAATCAATTTCAAATGCTCTTAATATTTTAAAAGGAAGTCAAAATGACTGATCAAAATTTAGAACAACTCGCTCAAGAGTTTAAAAAACAAGTCGATGAAGTTAAAGGTATTGCTGAAGACTTCAAAGGCAAGCGTGAACATGGTGATAAAATTGCAGAAGGCGCAAAGCAGACTGCAGATGAAGCAATCACTAAATTAAACGAGCTTAAAGCCCGTATTGATGAAGTTGAGCAAAAAGCTGCACGTCGTCCACATGAAGGTGGCGATGAGGTCAAATCTCTTGGCCGTCAATTTGTAGATTCTGACCAATTTAAATCGCTGGTTGGCTCAGCAGGTCAGCGCGGTAAAGCAAACCTAGAAATCAAAGCAACTATCACATCAGCTGTCACTGATACTGCTGGTGCTGCAGGTGATTTGGTTCAGTCAACTCGTATTCCAGGCATTATCGGCACACCTGATCGTAAGCTTACGATTCGTGACCTGTTAATGCAGGGTCGCATGGATGGTAATGCTCTTGAATTTGTTCAAGAGACCGGTTTTACAAACAATGCTGGAATGGTTGCTGAGGGTGCGAAAAAGCCTGAATCAGATATCAAGTTCGATCTTAAATCGACTACAGCAAAAGTTATTGCTCATTACATGAAGGCATCACGTCAAATCTTGGATGATGCATCACAATTGCAGTCGTATATTGATGGTCGCTTACGCTATGGCTTGGCTTTCAAAGAAGAGCAGCAAATTCTAAACGGTGATGGTACTGGTCAAAACTTGCTAGGCATCATTCCGCAAGCGTCAGCGTACGTTCGTCCTGCTGGTGTGGCTACAACCGCAGAAAGCAAGATTGATACCCTGCGTTTTGCAATGCTTCAGGCAATTCTTGCTGAATACCCTGCAAGTGGCCATGTATTGAACCCGATTGATTGGGCAGCAATTGAAACGCTGAAAGACACATCTGGTCAGTACATCATCGGCAATCCACAAGGCAACCTAAACCCGACTCTTTGGGGTCTACCGGTTGCGGAAACACAAGCGATTGCTGCGGGTAAATTCCTGACAGGTGCTTTCTCAATGGGCGCTCAAATCTTTGACCGCTGGCAGTCTCGTGTAGAGGTGGCAACTGAGAACGAAGACGATTTCGTTAAAAACTTAGTGACCATTCTTGCTGAAGAACGTCTGGCGCTTGCTGTATATCGTCCTGAAGCATTTATCTATGGTGATATTGCCCCAGCAGCTTCTGGTGGTTAATCCAAAATCCAATAAGGGCCAAATTGCTGGCCCTTATTTATTGGGAGATAGTCATGACTGAGTACGACGTTAAACGTGAGCACTATGGCGACAAATATTATGAGACAGGTGACAAGCGCACAGCAAATCCAGCGGATGTGAAGCACTTAGTTGACAAAGGTGTTTTGGTTGAATCCGCAGAAGAACCAAAACCTAAAACAACCAAAACCACAGCAAAACAGGCTAAACCAGAATGATTGATCTCGCAAAAGCCAAGTTGCATTGTCGTGTAGATCACGATGATGAAGATACTTTGATACAAGCATATATCGATGCTGCCAATGAGCAAATCCAAGCACATTTAGACCGCAAAGTTATCGCAACTGAGGCTGAGCGAGTAAATGAAAACGATTTGGTTGATAACAAGGCGCTAGATGCTGCTCGGCTTCTCTTTGTTGCGCACCTTTATGCCAATAGAGAAGCCACCACTCAAGCAACGATTGAATTGCCTTTGGGTTATTGGTCCTTAATCCAGCCTTACCGGAATATGGGGGTGTGATATGGCCCAACGTGCCGGCGAATTATGCCACCGTGTAACGATTCAGCATAAAACCACGGTCTATGATGAATACAACTACGAAACTGAAGCATGGGTTGATTTCAAGCCGCTTTGGGGAAGAATTACCTACCTATCGGTAAAAGATGGTCTTACAGCCAAGGCTGCCGGATCAGAAACCACAGCACGGCTAAAACTGCGTAAACGTAAAGATATTGATTCAGGTATGCGTGTTTTATTTGATGGTCAGACCTTCCAGATCGTTTCACCACCTAAACCAGACAATGAAAATGGTCGTATTTATATGACGCTGGAGTTGTCTTTAGTGTCTTAATTCTGCTGATTTTGGTATGATTATTAAGCGGATAGGCTGATCACCGAAAGCTACTTAACCTGGGTAGTTTCCGCACTCATCAATCAGGTTTTGCAGAGGTGCAAATGAATAAAAATATTATTGAACTCGAAAAATGGTTCACACCTGAAGAAATTACCAAAATCCAAAATGCTGAATTAGGTAGTAAGTTTACATCTATCGCAATTATGGAGTGGCAGCAAATAGGCGTAAGTACTTCTATTGGTGGTATTGATGACATAGTGTTGCCTAAGAATGAAAATAGCTATTCGCTAAAAATATTGGATTTTAAGAAAGTAGATCCCGACCAACCCATGCGCTATATGGAAGTGGAATTTATTTTTGAAAAACAGCCCGCCTAGAGCGGGTTTTTTAATGCGAGGCGCTTATGTCAGTGGAATTCAATATTGAAGGCTTGGATGAAGTTCAGGAGAAACTTAAAAGACTTGGCAGTCCTCGCTTAACCAAGAATGCTGCAAGGCGTTCTGCTCGTAAAGCCATGGCGATTGTGCGTGATAGTGCTCGCAATGCAGCAAAAGCATTGGATGATCCAGAAACAGCCGAAAAGATCTGGAAAAATATTGCAATCGCTGCAGGCAAAACCCGAAATCCGAATGAAGTGGTGATGCGTGTTGGTGTTCGCGGTGGTGCTGCACAGAATGCAAATACTGATCGCGCAGCCTTATCTAAATTATCTGGTGGAATAACGACCTACTGGAGATATTTAGAATTTGGCAGTGCCAAGATGCCTGCCACACCTTTTATGAGACCAGCACTGCAAAACAACATTCAAGCCGTAACCAATAGCTTTGCTGAAAACTTCAATAAAGAAATCGACAAGGAACTCGCAAAATTATGAGCACATTACCTATTGAAGATATTCTTCAGGCTAATACTGAGCTGTATGGGCGACTTGGAAATCCTGTACGAGTTTATGAAGACATTGCACCACACAAAACACCATATCCCTATGCGGTCTGGTTAACAGTTTCGGGTGATCCGCAAAACAATTTGGACTGTCCAGCTAATACAGATCACATGTCCTTTCAGATTGTAGTCTACGACACAATCAGAAAACGCGCCTCCGATATGCGCGAAATGATCCGCAAAACACTAGAACCACATTGCTATGTCACCAACATTCACCCGAACCATTTTGAACGCATTGCTGACACCAATATCTTTGGTCGTGGGTTTGATGCTAATTGGTTTTTGGATAGATAGGTTATGAAAGACAAAATTGTAGCGCTAATAGTTGTTCTTCTGATTGCAGCTTTCACCTGCCTTATGGTGTATGTGATCTGGCAAGAATCTACCAATCCAAAAATGGAATTAAATAAATCCGAATGGGATTGCGTTAAAACTGAAACACGCATAACCAATGTAATTATCGGTGGCAAGCTTATGCCACAGTCAAATCAAGAATGCGTCGAATATAAACGCAACTAAATTCCAATTTCCACATAGCACCCAACTGGGTGCTTTTTTTATGCCTGAGTGTTTTATTTGCATTCTGCATTCAGGCCAACGCAACTCTAAAGGAGTTAATCATGAATGCGATGTTAAAACCGATTGAAATCGTCAATGTTGAAAATGGCGAACCAATGACAACCACACTGCAAATTGCGCTGGGATTAGGGTTGCAGCATAAAAACATCATGCAAATGGTCAGAACATATCTGCCAGATTTTCAGGAGTTCGGCTTGGTCGCATTTAAAACGCGAGCAAGATTAGAGGGTCAGCATGGTGGTGGTGATGTGCGTTATGTGGCGCTAAATGAGCAGCAAGCCACCTTCTTAATGACGCTATTGCGAAATAGCCCGCGAGTAATTGAGTTTAAGAAGGCTTTAGTGAAAGCATTCTTTGAAACGCGAGAATTCATTCGCTCACAAGATCAAAGCTATAACAATATTCACAACAAATTATCACTTCAGCTTGATCTAGCAAAATCAGATGCAAGCCTTGCAGGTAGTGTTTTAGGAAGCTATCGCAAGAAACGAGATCTATTAATGACTGCAATCACGGAAGTCGAACGACTTATGCAGCCATGTCTATTTGAATAACTAAATTATTTCCAAACCAATGCCACCACTCGGTGGCTTTTTTATGCCTAAAATTGAGGAGTAGCTACTCATGGCAGTTAAGACAAACAAAACGCATGTATATGCGGTCGTAAATAAAGAAGTTGTTCGCTTCAGTTGTTATTCAGGTTTTGGCTTTGGTCAAGACTCATTCGGCAAGATCGATGCGACATGCCTTGATTCTGACACTAAAAACTATGAGCGCGGTATGCGTGATCCAGGTGAAGGCTCTATTGCTATTCAGTTGGATGATGAAAATGCAAGCCATATCAAGCTAATTCAATTGGCTGAGTCTGGTGAAAAAGTTGAATGGTATATTGGCTCAAGCCATGCAGAAACAGCGCCTGATTATGACACTGCGACCGATACCATTGATCTGCCGGGTGATCGTGTCTGGTGGACTTTTGAGGGTTACTTAAACCCAACTTCACCTGATGATCTTGCCCAAGACTCTCTGATTACCTATTCATTCACTCTGGTGCGTACATCAGGTGTGACTACAATCTTCCGTGATCCAGCAGTGGTGACTCCATAATGGCTAAATTAACATTAACTGCAACCAAGCAAGTGATTGGTGTGGGTAGCTTTGTTGAAAAAACAATTCAGTTCCGCGATAAAGATGGTGCTGAAGTCAGTGGTGAAATCCTTATTAAGATTGCATCACATGATGATATTGTTAATGCTTCAGATGTTTGGAAGCTAAAAAACAAACAAGAGCTCACGCTAGATCAGCTTAAAAAAGCACTAGTATTCCAAGTTGTATATGAAGACGAGAGTACACGATTTTTCCCAAAAATTTCTGAGACTGGTGCTGTTTCAACCGAAGTAATTGAGGCTATGTATTCCGCTGCTGACGAGGTTCTAGATTTTGCGGGAAAGAACTGGATCTACAAGACGAAGATGAATTCTTCTGCGAACTCGTCCTTAACGGAATCGGTGGAAGAACAATTGCCGAAGCAAAACGAAGCTTAAGCAGCCGGGAGTTAAAATTATGGAGGGCCTTTCGTCAAAAGCGAGGCTCTCTTTTTTTGGGTCGGCGGATTGAGCAAGGCTTTGGTAATTTGATGGCAACTTATTTTGGATCGAAGGGTGCTAAAAACGTGAAAGCGATATCTTTTATGCCTCACGAAGATCAGCCAAAAGAATTTTCGCTTGAAGAATATATGATGAAAAGTTTTGGAGGGGGATCGACTTAGGTCGGTTTCTTTTCACCCAAAGAATAAAGTATCTTATCCCCACCATGACAGGGGAAACATAATGAAAAAATTAATTTTAGCTGGGGTTATAGGGGTTGCTTCAACAGTTGCATGGTCGAATAAGCCATTAGCAATTCAGTCTGGTCAGCCAGCACCATTAAATAATGAGGTGGTATATGCAGATAATTCATATCAACCAGCTAGAACTATTAAATCCCAAGACACGATAGAGTCTAGAGCCTCATTAATGTTGGAATATTCCGCCCAGAAAGGGAAATTCGCAAACGATATTAATGAAGACCTTAATGGTTTTGGTATTGGGATTTCATCCTCTCCGCATAAAAATGGATTTTGGGGGAAAATTGAATACCAAGAAAACAGCGAATACGATGGAGAGGCTTACGAATTTTCATTTGGCGGGCACTTTAGTCTTCTTAATGTCAATAGCTTTTATGCTTTAGGTACTGCGGGTGCTGGTATAAGTGTTTTAGATGTTAGTGGTTTTGATACATCAACTTACTTTACAGTTCCAATTGGCTTGGAAGCGGGCTATACATTCACACCATCATTCTCTCTATATACTGGGATTGGTTATAAATGGTCTTGGGATATATCATCATCCACAACATGTAAAAATGGAACGCAAAGCAATAGTACAGGTAGTGGCACGTGCTCATGGAATGGCGGTATAGATCACTATAACTATACTGTTGGTGACTTTGATGGAATAACCTATAAAGCCGGACTTCGATATAATTTCTAAAAGATGCCCGCCTAAGTGGCGGTTTCTTTTTGCTTGAAAAATATACAAAGTCAGCTATAACTATTATTCATATTATAAAAATGGAAATAATTATGAAAAAAGTTATATTACTGATTTTAATAACCTGCTTTGCGACAGTTGCTTATTCTCATGGTGGGCGCACAGATAAGAATGGTTGTCACAATGAGAAGAAAACAGGCACTAGACACTGCCATTAAGAGGGAAGTATGGGTTTTAATTTTAGAAAGAGCTTTAAGATTGCTCCAGGCGTTCGTCTTAACGTGGGTAAGAAAGGCATAAGTAGCGTTTCAGTTGGTGGGAAGGGCGCGCGCGTAAGCCTAAGCAGGAAAGGAACTAGAACCACAGTAAGTGCACCGGGTACAGGGCTATCTTATTCTTCTTACAAACCACACAAAAAGTCAGCACCAACCATAAAGCGACAACCAGACTTTAGCAATCCTGATAATTTTCTTGGATACCCTAAGTCTGAATGGATAATCTCAGCAGTTGTGGTTTTTGTAGTTCTAATAATTGCTATGTGGTTACTTAGTTAAAAGCAAGCCTCCTTCGGGAGGTTTCTTTTTGGCTGTTTAATTAGTATCTTGTTCTGAATTATAAATTTGGGGTAAGGATGTGAAAGCCATTATTTTAATTACATGTTTTTCTATGTTTTTGCTGGGGTGTTCTACGCAACCCCAAAAAGAATCTAAAACAGGAGAATGGAGGCTTCCTGATAAAGAGGATGTTATAGACGACTGGGCGCGCTTCAATTCACCAAACAAGGTTATTGATGATTTTAATGGTGATGGTGCGAAAGATGTTGCTCAAATTCTTTTAAGAAAAACTAGCAAAATTGGCTACATGCTTACTGTTGATTTGAGTAATGGCAAGAACTATATCCTTGAGCAAAATGAAAATATTACACCACAAAGCGTAAGTATCGAGTTGGTAGAACCATCTGGTGATGTTTGGGAAAGTGCTTGTGCCAAGGGTTATTGGGATTGCTCAGTGAACGAGATTAGGCAGTTTAAAATTTCAAAACCAAGTATTCAGTTTTGTTATATAGAGTCATCATGCACGATCTTTATGTGGTCGGATAGAAATAGCGAATTCACCCGAATACCTTTGTCAGATTAGATTTATTTAATAAACAAAACCCTGCATTTGCAGGGTTTTTTATTGCACGAGGAAAAGTTATGGCAGTAGCAGCGCTGGGTAGACTAACCCTAGATTTGGTCACAAAAATTGGAAATTTTACAGGCCCAATGACACAGGCTGAACGCCAAGCTAAGAACTCAAGCAAAAATATTGCAAATAGCTTTAGTGTTGCAAGTGTTGCAGCGACTGCATTTGGTGCTGCGGTTGCAGGGGTTTCGATTGGTGGTATGGTTGCCTTTGCAGATCAAACCATCCAAACCGGAAGTGAAATTAAAAAATTCGCCCAGCTGGCCAACACTTCAGTTCGAGACTTTCAGTTTTACGCAAAAGGTGCGGAAACTGCCGGAATTAGCATGGAGTCTTTCGCCGATAAGATGAAAGACATGCAGGACCGTATTGGCGACTTTCAGCAAACAGGTGGTGGACCTTTAGCTGACTTCTTTGAGAATATTGCTCCACTTGTTGGTGTAACTATTCAGCAATTCCAAAAGCTGTCAGGACCAGAAGCACTTCAGCTTTACTACGATTCTTTACAGAAAGTGGGTGCCTCTCAAAATGACCTGAAGTTCTATATGGAGGCCATTATTTCAGACTCCTCCTTACTTATTCCATTATTAGAAAATGGAGGTGAGGGTTTCAAGAAGTGGGGAGATGCAGCAGAGCGTGCTAACGCAATCATGTCTGATGAAATGATTGAGACCTTAGCGTTAGCAAAAGAAAATGTGCAGCTGTTAAATCTGCAATGGGATGGATTAAAAGCAACACTTGTAAATAACGTGGTTCCTGTGGTGCAGTTGGTATCGGATAATATGGATGATATCAAGGCAGTCGCTTTAGCATTGACTGCTGCAATGGCTGTTAAGTTAGTGCCAACTGTTATTGCAACAAGCATTCAGTTGGCTCAGTTGGCTGCATTTTCGATTCGTGCTGGTGCTGGTTTAATTGGGTTGTCTGCCTCAGCATCTACAACCACAGGTGCGATGGTTGCGTTACGTGGTGCGATGGCTTTCTTGGGTGGTCCTGTTGGATTAGCAATGCTTGCAGCACAAGGTATTGCGGCTGGTGCAGCGTTCGCCTACCTGAAAAGCTCAAGTGATAGTGTTAAACCTTCTCTTGATAAACAGGGCAAGTCGGTAGCTGAGCTTGTTGTTGAGTACGATAATTTAACTGAAGCGCAACAACGTGCTTTTAAATATCAGGAAGCAGTAGAACTAAAAGATCTAACAGAATCATATACCAAGGCCCAGCAACAGGTTCGCGCATACGCCAGCTCAATTGCTGAGGTAATGGCGAAAGATGAATCCACGAAAAATACTATTCGCGGGTGGATCAAAGAGTTCGATCAAAATGCAATTAGTGCTGAAACCTTAGCAAACCGCATCAATAAACTTGGCACTATTACTGAAGAAAGTAAGGTGCACATGGACAAGCATGCTGTTGCAGCAACGGGTGCGAAAAGTGCGATGGATGCTCAACAGAAAGTGGTTAGCTCTCTTGATTCTGCATCTAAAGGGTTGGCCAAAACCAATAACACTGTTGCTGCGAGTTTGGATCGTCAAGCAGTAGCCCTTCAGAATCTCACCCAGAAACAGCGTGAAGCGCTGAAAAGTATTAATGATCAGATTCTAAGATCAAAATATATTGAGCAAAATATTGCTGCTGGCTGGAGTCGCGAAAAGGCCGAGGCTGCTGCTGATTATCGAGATGATGCAGGAATTGGCTATGCTAAAAAACTAACACAACAAGAGCTAAAAACTGTTGAACTAGGCTTTAAGATTCAACAACAAACCAAAGCTCGTGAAGAGTCCGAAAAGAAAATTGCTGAAGTAAAAGAAAAGCAATTGGCTTCTCAGAAAAAAATGAGTGAGTTGGTGGGTGCGTCAGCTTTAAGTGGGCTTCGGATAAAATCTGGCGAGTCTGTAGCAGGTGGCAAGGTTAGAAACTATACCGCTGAATTTGCAAAACTAACACAAGACGCTCTTGGCTCTGATTTAACTCGGTTCACTGCATTTAATGACCTATATCATAAGGGGACCAATAGTAGACATGCGACAGGAAACGCATTTGATTTCACTGTTAAAAATGCGAAAGAGGCCACTCAAGCTGTAAAAACACTTGAGGAAATGGCTAAGCGATATGGCTTCACCATTAAAGCCATTAATGAATATAAAACTCCTTCAGGCCGATCTACAGGTGGGCACATCCATGTTTCTGTATTGGGATACAAGGGAGAGGCCGAGGCTATTGCAGACGCCAAAGCAGAAGTGACCCTTGTTCGCGAATCTATGGAAGATATAGAGCAAGTGCGAACAGAAATGCTGGAGCGACAAAAAACAGTTCGTCAGCAATACTTCAATGAAGAAGAGCAGATGCACGAAGCTAACAAGGAGGCAATTAAAGCTATTGAGCTTGCATACGCCAAAGGCACTCCTGAGCGCGCAAAGTATCTTAACCTTCAACAAGCCGCATACGAAAAAGACGTTGCTGAATATCAGGAAGCTCAGAAACAAAAAGAGTTGAGTGATAAAAAGCAACTGCTTGAAGCAAAACGTCACTGGATGACTGCTGAAGATTATGCCCGTGATTACTACGCAATAGTCCGGGAGGAAATCCTTAACACAGCTGAATACTCACCAGAGATGAAAAACGCTTTGGTAAAGCAAGCCAATATTCAGCAAGGCATGGAACAAAACGCTGAGCGTGAAGGTGTATGGGAAGATTACAAATCCATGATGGGTTTGGACAAGTCACCATACCAGCAAGATATGGATTTACTTGCTGAAGCACGCAAGCAGATGCTGATTACTGAGGAAGAGTACCAACAGCAAAGACTTCAAATGCAAATGGCGTATGGTGCTCAATATGGTGCCGACTTTGCCGGCATGATGATGGGGCTTGTGGATTCCTCAAGTTCCGCTTATGCAATTCTTGGCGGCATTCAAAAGGGAGCAGCTTTATTCTCAACTGCTATGAATAGTTACACGGCTATTTCAGCAGCTTGGGCATCAGCACCTTTCCCCTACAACTTGCCGGCCGTTGCAATGGCTACAATGGAAACAGGGCTATTACAGGCAGCCGTTTCGGCACTTACTCCAGTTGGTTATGCGGATGGAGGATTTACCGGTTACGGTGGTAAATATGAGCCTGCCGGTATTGTCCATAAGGGAGAAGGTGTCTTAACTCAAGAAGAGATCGCTGCATTGGGTGGGCCGTCAGGATTCTATGCGCTTCGCCAATCTATTAAGAATGGTTTTGCAGATGGTGGTATAGCCTTAGATGCTCCGAAAGTCTTAAGTTTTGATAAAGGACAGGGTGCTGGGAAATATATAGCTGAGGCCCGTGAAAGTAATTCATCACCAAACGTCAATCTAAACCCAAACTTTGTCATCGTAGATGAGCGTGAAAAGCTTGGTGATTACTTGTATAGCCCAGATGGCAAGAAAGCTTTCGTGAAGTTCTTCAAACAGAACAAACGGGAATTAGGATTTGCATAAGCTCACTTCGGTGGGCTTTTATCTGGAATTTAGTGTGTTTTAGATAATTAAACTAGACAAGGAGCAGGCTAATCGTATAATTCAAACGTGGTAAAAGAACAATCATCTAATTTAAGAGTAAAATATGCATTTAATTGCGCCTATCGCTGAGACTCGTTTAAAAGAGGTAGTAGATTACTTTGCGCACTTGGGTTTAAAGGATCAGAGAGCGTTTGGTGCAACTGCAGTAAAAAAGGCGGAATTGCGTAGAAGCCTCAATCAAATTCTTGATAAGGAAGTATTGGACGCCAATATTGGACTAGGCATCCTGGCAACCTATGAAAACAATTTAGATAAAGCTTTAGAGCATTTTAAAATTGCATATAACTTTTCAAATAAAGATTCAACTTCTTCACTAAACTATGCTAACTCTTTATTTGTGAGCGGTAGGCATAAGGAAGCTTTTCCGATTTATAAAAATGCAATTATAAAAGAGTCAACATCCCTAGATATATTCCAGGGAATTTGTCGAGCTTTGATTGGTTACGGATATCTGGATGAACTTGAGGATATTTCTAAATGCTTAAAAGGGATTAAAAACCCTTATTCGGCACGCTATCAGCGAGAGATTAATCTTATGCGCAACACTTTATCTTATTTGGAATCAATAAATGTAAGTGTAGATTTGTTTCGCTCATATCATATTGCAATTGATAAAATTTTCTTTAAATATTTTAATATTACGACAACTTTTGACACTGAAGTCTTTCATGATCGTGATAGAAGCACATTTAGCTACTTAATTTATTTGCCTGTCTCGAAGTCTGACAAAAACATTGAAGACTTGGTGGGCGATATGAATGATGAGTTGCAGGATGAAATTATTAAATTAAGAAAAACAGATGATGTGGAAAATAAAGAAATAATCAGAGAAATGTCAAAAAAACTTTGCTTTTACTTTTCCTTGCCTCGTTGTCTTGATGTTGAGGGTGGTAATGGCTGCTAAAGAGTTTGGCTTAATTGCTGATTTCCTTGAGAGAAACAAAGATAATACTATTAATGATGAGTTTGTATTAAGGGTGTGCGCTGGACGACATTACTATGAGCTTTTTCATATAGTTAAAGACTGGTTAAGTAACCATTACCTGAGTCAATATAATGCTGCAGGCGGAGCAACCCACGCAGCATTACAAAATTGTTGCCATATTTTGCAAGATACTGAAAACGAAGATTTGTTCGAAAAACTAGAGTTGAAGCTTCGTGCATTACATGATTTGCGTGTTAATGCGGATTATCATTTGGATCGAGATTTTTCAAATGGAAAATTGGTTACGATGAAGGTTGAAAAAGAGCGCCTTTACCTCTTATTGGATTCTTTATTTGCAAAATTGATTCAGCAAAAGCAAGCATGAAAAACCAAGTGATAGCCACCTGATTAGGTGGCTTTTTTAATGCCCGAAATTTGAGGACAAAATGAAAATACAAACATCATATGGCGAGGTGCACGTATTAACAAATTGCCCTCTACTGGAATCAACTGAACGCCTAGAATGGATGACAGAGGTTCATGAATCATTCGATGGTAGTGAAGAGCGCTATCCACTTCGCGATGCACCGCGCCAGATCCTGAATTTCAAATACACAGAAATGCATAAAGCCATGGGTGATCTGTTTCACATGCTCTATGCCAATCTGCGTAAACAATGGGGCATTCCGCTGCGCCAGGTGAAACGAGTCATTCCAGATATTGTGGATGATGATTACATCATTCTCGATGCAGCAGACACTATAGCCGACCTTAGAGTCGGTTTTGCTTTTATTGAAAGCAGTGAAGGTCCTCAGGTGGTCGAGATCATTGATCGTGGCCGCTACATCATTATTCAGGAAGAAATCCGGGACCCGGAAACGGATGAGGTGATTCAGGAGCTGATCACTGAATACCAGGATGGATTTCGACTGGCTGAAAACATCACAGCGACCAATGCCGTGATTATGCCACTGCGGATCTGCATCATTGATGGGGATGCCTCAATCAATGCGGGTGGGTTCTGGTCCAATGCTTCAGTTATTTTCCGGGTACTGGCTGAAGATTTACCAGAGCATGAAGGTGATGTGCCAGAGCAGTACAAGGGTGAGGATATTTACTGGAAGCCTTTACTGCTCGATGGTGATTCTCTAGAAATGACACTGACCCAGCATCAAAACATTGTGGATGGTGCAGTGGGTGGTTTCCAGCAATACACGCATCATGCAAAACCCAAGTATTTAAAACCGTTCATTTCGGTTTTAAAAGACTGGTCAGAGTTCAATGCTTATCGCCGATTCTTGTTCCGCAGGTCTGGACGTTCACGTGCATTCTGGATGCCTTTGTATGAACAGCATCTCAATATTTTAAATACCGGGAATATTACTACCAGTCTGATTGTAGGAACCCAATATATTGTTGAGGCTAATCGTAAGCATATCGCAGTCAAACGCAAGGATGGAACCTGGTCAGCGCATGAAATTACTGGCCGAACAAGCGGTTCATTTACGGTTTCACCGGCAATCAATGCCCAGCGAAAAGACATTAAAAGCATTTATTACTTAGGACTACATCGCCTTGATGCTGATCAGATTGAATTTCAATTTTTAGGTGCTGGAAAATCACAAGTCACCGTTCCAGTTGTGGAGATTGATAACTAATGGCACGTTCAGAACTTTATCAATTTAAGCATGGGGACAAGCAGTGGTTTTTCACCAGTGCACGTAAGGCGATTACTCACAATACAATCACCTATTTCCCGGTGCGCGGTTTAAGCCGTGGAAATATTGAAGATGCCGATATTGATAAGTGTGAAGTCGAGCTTACTTTTCCGCATCCGTACCCATTATTCAATGATGCTGATGACAACTTTACCCAGGTGTTCTTAAACAAGATCTATCTGGAATCAGTGTATTTCACCCTGATTGAACTGGATGGATCTGAATCACTGGTGCTGTTTAAAGGCCGAGTGACTCAACCAAAATTTGATGATCGCGACAATACAATGACGCTGGTCTGCTCGACTGCAGAAAGCTTTATGCGTCGCAAGATCTTGACCCGTAAATATCAACGTACCTGCCCAAATACAATTTATGACAAGTACTGCGGCCTTAATTTTAATGAATGGTCATTCGATGTAACAGTGACTGCGATCAATGGTCTTGATGTGACTTTTGCTGTCAATCCGACTCAAGTCAAAGATGAGGAAGGCAATCTGGTATTTGAACAGATCCCGGTACTCGATGAGCTAGGCCAACCTGTTTTGGATGGTCTGGGTAATCCCACTTTTGAAGATGGTGATCCGGTCATGGAAATTAAATCATACGCACCTGGTTGGTTGAATCGCGGTGTGCTTAAAAAAGATGGTGTGTTTACCTTTATTGTCGGTAATGACGTAAATGGCAGCATCCGACTATATCGCCAGCATATCGACCTGAAGGTTGGTGATGTGGTGCGAGTTGCACCCGGTTGTGATCAGTCACTGAAAATGTGTCATGAGAAATTTAACAATCACAAGCGCTTTGGTGGTCATCCAAATATGCCGACCGAAAACCCGTTAGAAACGCAGTTAATTAAGTAGAGTAAATATGAATATCGAATTACTTCTTACTGGTTTTGATCCGAGTAATATTCCTGTTTCTACCTCAATCGCACCTTTATTGATTGGTGCTTTGATTGCTGGTGCCGTTTCTCTAGTTGTTGGGGTCTACACCTTCCTGCAAATGCGTAAAATGCAGAAGAAAAACCGTCCAAAACCCAATCAACTTGACGGCACCATTGCGGATGAGGGTACTTCATTTTGCGACATTGCCGGCAGTCCGCATGTACATGCAAACATCACAGATATTTGGGGTAAGACGACCTCACCAATTAAACAGAAAGGCGGCAAGAAATGAGAATTTATATGTCGGATATTCGGAAAGCGAAAATGTGCTCTAGTGGAACTAGGGCTTTTTTTTTGCGCCAAGGTTGGGACTGGCAAGACTTTCTTAAAAATGGTCGTGATGCTCAGGATTTTATAAACACAAAAGATGCAATGGCTTTGCAGGTAGTTGAGGTGGCTAAAAATGGGAAAAAGTAGTTCACAGGTCGTTGGTTATCGCTACTCCGCAAAGTTTGCTGCATTCATTGGGAACCGCATTGAAAAGTTCTTAGGTATTAACTTTGATAATCGCGGCTGGATTTTGCATGACCCAACAAAACATCCACCAAACCTTTTACCGGTACAAAAGCCTAATCTATATGGCGAAACAGAAGGTGGCGTATCAGGAAATATTGATATTCATTTTGGCACACCAGACCAAGAGCCAAATGCAGAATACCAAAAATACTTTCCTTTGGTTTCTGGCTACCCCTATCAATCATACTTGGTATTTCGCGGGGAAGGAGGGCCTGATTTTTCCGGTGTCGGTGGGATATATGAGGAGGTAGCCAATACTCTTGGAGCTGGTGGGAAGTCAGCTTTTTATGTTGGCAACTCAGGCTACATGAAAGAAATGTTGCTTTGGGTGAAGCGGACGCGCGTTAGAAATGACGGGCGTGAGCAGTGGTATAAAGTTCGGGGGGATGGTGCAGTTGTTTGTGAGATTGGAGCCAAAGAATACTCTGCGCCCGAGGTTGCCAGACCACAAGATATCAGAATTACACATTATACTTCTTCATCAAACACAAGTCATGACATAGATTATGAGTATTGGGATCGATATTTTTATACATTAAGAGAGAATGAATCAGCACCGCTGGCTGCATTTGCTGGGGGTACGTCAACGTCAGACACATCTCAAGAGTACATTGGGTCATTTGGTAACAAATGGGTTTTTGACAACCCTGTTCTGAAGTATGTAGAAATTGAAGCAACTATAGCAGCAGAAAGCCACAATATTACTATTGATGGTGCCGAAGGCTACTCAATCGAGCTAATTTCCACCAAATCGCCTAATTCAAAAGTTTATAAAATTACTTGCAAAACCAGAAACTTTTTATCTGTTCAGGTTTTTTTGAGGGGTCGTGTTGATAATAAAGTCGGCGGGTTTTACTCGGGCTGTTTTCTGGTGGGCGTCTTATTCATAGCCCCGCCAGAAACTGACAATGTTGAAGGAACTGACATAAACCCTATTCACAAAATCCGAGAAATTCTCACAGATGACACCGCGATGGGTAAGCCCGAGTCAGATATTAATAATGAAAATTTCATAAAAGCAGCTGATCGAATCTGGAATGAGGGGCTTGGAATTTCTTGGGCAATTGATGAGAAATCATGTATTGAAGCAATTGAGGAGCTTTGCTATCACATTGAGGCTGGCATCCGCGTCAATCGTCAAACGGGTCTTTATGAGATAGTTTTGTTTCGTGATGATTGGTTTGCTGAGGATGAAATTCATGATATTGCAGAAAATAAAATCAAGGATCTATCGCTTGAAGTCATGAATAGTGACGATATTGTAAATCAACTCAATGTCACATATTACGATCGTGAGCGCATCAAGAACTCAACTTTTTCGGTTTATGAAAACGGATCAATTCTGACGATGGGGCATGCGAATGCTGAGTCTGTCGAATTCCCTTATTTCATGAATATGCGAAATGCTGAGATTGTGGTGAACTGGAAATTAAAGCAGTTTTCTACACCAGCCTGGTCTGGAAGTTTTACAACTGGCTGGCGCGAGGCTCGAAAGTGGAACCGCTATGACCTGATCCGCTTGCCGTGGTCTAAAAAATGGAATGGCACGATTCTGGTTCGTATCATGAAAATCAATTTAGGCAATGGTACTGACAATACCGTGACTATTGATTTTGAAGAAGTAATTCCATACTCAGGCGAAATGAATACATTGATTGCTGTTGATGAGTCAATGAATGCGGGGGCGCAGCCTCCACAGCCGAACATTAATGCGGTATTCGAGGCTCCGTATTATTTGACTGTGCTGCGTGCAGGTCAAACAAATGCTGATCTGGAATTATCTAATAATCCGGATATTGGTTATGTCGCAGCAATCGCAGCAAAACCGCAAAGTAACTCGCTGAATGCACTGCTTTATACGGATGGTGGAGCTGGAGATTTTGATCAAGTCTCTCGGCTTGATTACTGCGATATTTTGCAGCTTAATCAACCGATTGCTGAAACAACTTCATCATTTACGGTCACTGGTGCATTAACCCAAGTCGCAAATTCAAATAATTTGATCTTGCTGAATGATGAGTGGATGGGTTTTGTAAGCTTTGATGATGAAACAAAAGTTTTAACTGTGAAGCGGGGGGTACTAGATAGTGGTATGCCGAAAAAACACAGCAGCGGGTATTTATTTGTATTTGATTTACCTGATGTTGCTTTTGATTCAACTCAATACGCACATTCCGAAATCATTGGAGCGCAAGTCTTAACAACAACACCAAGCGGTATTCAAGAATTGTCCGAAAGTGTTCAGTATGTTGATATTCAGTCGAGAGCTATTAGGCCATATCCGCCCGCTAATGTGAAAATCAATGGCGATTACTTCCCTGATGAAATTGAAACAGATTTGATTGTTACCTGGGTTGATCGAAACCGGAGACAACAAACTGGCGGTACACCACTGAGCTGGTTTGACAATGGTGTGATAATTGAGTCAAACACTCAGACCCATTTAATCATTTCTCAACTCGATGAAAATCAGCTTGAATTAGCAACATCAAATGCGAATGTGACAGGCGTAACAAGTTATACGATGCCAATTTCAGTAATGCAAGCTGATACACACCTCGTGAGGATCACACTAAAAACCACACGTGATGGCTATGAGTGCTTAAATCCATTTATTCACACAGTTGAGTTAAGTCAATTCTTCTCAGCCCCTTATGATTTAACAGTTGAGTTTAAAAATGACTAATCGTTTAGAGCTAAATTGGAAATTGGATGGATTTGTTGATGAGCAGCGCTATTACTGTTCTGAGACACCAATTGATCCATTGAGTTTACCAGTGCCTAAGGCAATATTAACCGGGGATGTACAAGCCTACTCAGACACAGATATTGAAATCAATAAAACATACTATGTTTGCATAGGGGCTGTAAAAAATAACGTAGAAAAACTAAGCGATATTCTTTCTGAAAGCACAGTTGTCGATACAGCCCCAACGCTTATTGCTTATAGTGATACTGCTTATGCAAACGCAAATAGTGTAACCAATGCTGTACCTTCTATAGCTGCTACAGGTGATTTGCTTGTAGCTGTCGTAATGCACAGAAACCCGCTTTCTATACCAAGCGGCTGGACGCAAGTAGCAACACACAAAACAGCAAACAATATTCAAAGCTTAACTGTACTCTCAAAAACAAAAGGGCTATCCGATAGCAGTGTTACATTTAGCCAGTCAGTATCCGCGTTAATTGCTGCTTGTATAGTTGTAGCGAGACATGAAAAAGGGTGTCGAATTGATAGCACAGTCAATAGCAATCCTGCCATTAATTCAAATGGTGAGTTTAATGTGTCTGGAGTGGCTTTGAAAAATTGTCTAAAAATTATTGCAGCGAACAGAACATCAGCAGCCGAGCCGTCTAGCTACAGTGTTATTTCAAGCGGCTATCAGTCTATTCCACCATTTACAAGCTTTGACTCGGTATTACGTATCAGACAATTTGTCGCAATCAAGGCAATGGCTGCAAATGATAGTTATGATTGTATCTTTAAAACTCCAGCAACAACAGCCGACACTACATCTTTGTGTGCGATAGCTGTAGAAGTCACTGCAAATTCATAGCACCTTCGGGTGCTTTTTTATTACCAAAATTTAGGGGGCGCAATGTCCGATTACACAACTGATCCACCAGTAGAGCCGAAAGGCTCTTTTTTATTGCCAATTTTATAGGGGGATTTATGACTAAAGGGGATGTATATGGACTTTCTTAGTCAAGTATTGGAAAGCATAAAGAACCATTCACACATCCTTTTTACAGGTGTGCTGGGTGCAACTTTTGGCTTTCTATTAAGCAAGGAGCCAACCCGGGATCGCTGGATAGGATTCTTTGCTGGTTTCATTTTATGCGTGGTCTTTGCTGAGCCAGCAAGCTTGTTTCTTGCTAATGGCAAGTACCCTGAGCTATTTGGTTTTGTCTTAGGTGCTGCTGGTAAGAGTACAGCTGAAGCATTATTAAGTTTGGCTCGATCAAGACTTCTTGGTTTAGTCAAAAAGGAGAATGAAGATGCTGCTAATCATAAGTAAGACGGCATTGGTATTGTTTCTGGTTTCGTTTGCAATCATGGTATTTCACCCAAAAATTAAACTGCCAAAGCACATCGATTTTCTTTTGATGCTGTCAATTATTTTTGGGGTAGCACTCTTTGTAAAAGACGACTACTCACCTAGTCCAGCCGGAACTCTTTTTTACACCACAGTAAGTATTGTATTCGTACTTTTCACCCGACAGCTTTATATCTGGGGGAAGGAGGGTGCACGTCCTAAGTTCTTTAATACGGATAAAGATGATGAACACCACTCAAATTAAGAAACTCCAAAGAGCAGTAGGTGTGCATGATGACGGCATTATCGGCCGTGGCACCCTGACTGCGGTATTTAAAAAATTAGGTGCCAGTCAATCGCGTGCTGAAGAACTTGGCCTTGCCGCGAATGTTCACTTGCGTACCTATGGCATCCTAGACAACTCACTTCGCCTTATTCACTTCCTTGCACAACTTGCTCATGAGTCAGGTAACTTCCGCTATATGGAGGAAATTGCATCCGGTGCAGCCTATGAAGGTCGAAAGGATTTAGGCAATACACAGCCAGGTGATGGAAAGCGATTTAAAGGTCGTGGACCAATTCAACTGACTGGACGTACCAACTATCGCAAGTATGGTCAGCAGCTCGGTATCGACTTTGAAAACAATCCTGAGATTGTAGCTATCCCAAGCATTGGCCTTATGATTGCCTGTAAGTTCTGGTCTGATAATGGATTGAATGCTTTGGCTGACAAAGATGATGTACTAACCATTACGCGCCGGATCAATGGTGGCACCAATGGTCTAGCAGATCGGAAAGCGCACTTATTAAAATTAAGAGCATTTGTTTAATAAAATAGATAAATGCCCTCTAATGAGGGCTTTGTTTTTTACTTTAGTAAATTTTTAAACCCCACCCAGACTCCTTCCTAAAAATCTCTCCATTCTTAATCGTGTGCTCTATATAAAAGTAGGTCCATGTTTTCATTATTATCCCCTAAGCCCATTTCTTAATCGTTGTGCAACCTCAGTAGCAGTTGGATTGTAATAAGTATTCACCAGAATATTAATATCCGTATGTCCGGTAATCTTGGCTAGATCGGCAGGGTTTTGAATAATCTGTGCCATGCGAGTAGTCGCTTCATGGCGCAAGTCATGGAATCTTAAATCCTGAATACCGCATTTATCTCGATATTGTCTAAATAAAGAGGATAGGGAGTCTGATTCAATACTTAAAACGCGAGGACTATTTACACCTTTCATGTGGCGTAGCAATTCTTCAGCACGTTCAGATAAAGGAATATTCCGAGTAAGGCCGTTTTTAGTGTCTGGTAGGTGCACATACATTTTATCAATATGAACATTCTTCCAGGTCATTGCCGTGATTTCACCAAGCCGCATTGCAGTTTCAAGTGCAAACAGCATAGCCCATGCAACTTCTTGCCCTTTGGTTTTAACTGGTTCACCTTCTACATAAGAACAGGCATTCAAAATAGCTTCAATCTCATGATCTGCTGCACGTCTATTTCGTGGCGGTGGAAGCTTTGGTCTGGATACAGTAGTCATAGGGGATGTATGCAACCAACCAAGCTCACGGATACAACAGTGCAGCACAGCACTAAGCAACTCCATTTCTCTTGAAACGGTTGTGGCGGTTACATCCTTGAGTCTGGCATCACGATATTTCACAAAATCAAACGACTTAAGATCTGTAAGGTATTTTGACACTAACTGCGGATTATCACGCATCAGCTTTCTTAAGCGCAAAGTTTCCCACCTAGCACCTTTCTTTTTAGGCGTGACATTCTTAAGATAATACTCAATAGCTTCTTGATAGGTGTGTTTAGGCAATTCACCTTTTGATGCCTTTGCCGCATCCTTAAGCTCAATAATTTTACGAGCTGCCCACTCTAATGCTTCTTTTTCTGTATCATGGGTGGAAGTGTGGCGCTTGTTTTGATGATTGACGCAAATACGCCAACTATCACCGCGTTGAATAGCCTTTGGTATTTTCATAATGTCGTGGTGCAGATTTGGTGCAAATCAAATGATTAGATGATGTATTAAATCACATTGCAATACATTCTAATACAACATTAATTTATTAAAAATCAAAGGTTAAAATAAAAACCCTTACAGAATAAGGGTTTCAGTTTAATAGCGATATGCTCTCTATCCCCACCATACATTATATAAAATCAATAACTTGTGATTCTTTGGTGCAGATTTGGTGCAACCCTTACTTTTAAGAGTTGCTTCTCGGTCTTCCGGTTTTCTTAGATTTAGCCATTTTTTCAATATCTGATCGATTCCATCGAGAGCGCTGTCCATCTTTTGACACACGTTTTGGCATTTTACCATCACGATCAAGCTTTCTGACATATTCCGCTGAATAACCCAAAACTTTTGCTGCTTCAGCAGTATTTAGCGTCAAAGGCTTCTTGTCTACAATTTCTTCCAGGCGCTCGACTTTCTCAACCAGATATTGATTTTGAGATTTCAACTCCTCAAACATTGCAAAAATCTCAGGCATCCATCGGCTTGAGCCAACTTCCATTAAGACACCTCCAATCTTTTACCTGCTTTGATTTCTTCATCGGTGACATGGCCAATCTGATGAGGTCGCACAGGGAAGCAACCGAGATCATCATCACTGGTAATTAAATCTATTTCGCCATCCCAAATTTCTTTGATAGTAAAAATGGAATTTAAGTCCCAAAAAGGGTTTTGCTTAATTCCACCCCTGCAACAAACCTTATCCCCAACTTCAAAAATATTGTGCTGGCGGCGGTATTGGAGTAAGGCATCATCTAGAACATCAATAAGAATCTCTTGTCCATCCAAGTAAAAAATAGGGTCCATTTCTAAGGACTTCATTTCACTTTTGAAAAACTGTAGTGCTTTCTCATACCCGCCCAACTGCTCAATTAAATTCATAGTGAACGCTCCACGATGTGTGAACCTGTAAAGCCGAAGGTTGGGGCTGGACTACAGCCACCATGAGATAAAAAACAATCGTCTGTTATGGTTGGCTTATTGATGCACCATAGGGCTGTATTGCCACCCTCTCTCACTGCCCAATACCTTGCCCATTCAGGCGCTTGACTCCAGTCTGGTTGCCATTCTTCCACATCATCAAAATGCTGACCTTCACGCTCAACAAATGTATTTGGAGCGTTCAGCATTTCACGGATTTCTTTTCGTTTCTGCGCCGCTTCAGCCTTATTGCGTTTATCTAATTCGACTTGCATTGCGTCGGCGTATTTCCATGCTGTATCAACTGCAAATTCAATATCCACGTCATCAACAAGTGGCGATTCTGGAATGATTTTAAGCAAGTAATCATGCGCCATTTCTAATTTTGCTTTCAAGACACTTCTCCCAAACTCTTCACCACACCACTCGGCAACTTGCTCAAATAGCAGGTGTACAGGTGATAAAGCTTATCCGCACTACTTTCATCTACCGTGATAATCCCGCCAGTGCCACTTTTAACTCGCTGACGTGACCAACCGCGCATGTTGTAAGTGAACTCATTGTCAAAATCCACCGCGTTTAAAATCGCATTAAATGAGCCAACATCACCGGCAGACCATGTTTCGTTGTACGGCTTGTCTTTGGCCACAAGGTTGTCGATCTGAAGCTGCGCGAACTGAACATTGGTTAACTGAATTTCAGTCATTGGCTGGCTCCTTCGCAAAGCTCATCAATCTGCTTTTGCAGTTCATTCATTAAATAAAACAGCATTGCTATTTGATTGTGAGCTATATCTTCGGGTATCACGTAATCTTTCTTACCAAGCTTAACTACAGTTTTGGGAACGCAGATACTATACTGGCGAAACTGAGTAGTCGTAAAAAACAGACCGCAATGCTTGCATTTGAATCTAGGTGGATTTGATGTCAGCTGTATTTTGTTGTCTTCTGCTTCATGGTTACATTCAATCATTGGCTGGCTCCTTTGCTTCACTTACATTGAAATAAGCATTAATTTCACAAGCCAAACTATGCGCATACCCTCTGGACTCATAACACTCAGGACACCCATATTCCTCAGCACAATTAGCCATGTGGCCCCATTGGCTTAGCTGTTCAGCAGAAACCAAAACAAACCCTTCCGGCACCGCTTGGGCTTGTCGCCATAATTTCCACCCGAAGTTAATCTGGTTTACAAACCAATCAGCAAGATACTTAGACTCAAAACAACCAGTTTTACCGTTAAAAACTAAGTTGTTAGATTCATCCTGTGTCAGCTGACATGCACTTAAAAAAACATCTATTTCTTCTAGAATATCCATCACGCCACCTCATAGAAGCGCTTGGCTTCATCAAAATCAGAAGTAATCAATTCAGCACCATCTTTGTAGCAGTGCACGATCTCACCATACTTAAATACTTGTTCGGCTTGCTGCATGTTTTTGCACTGATACATTGGCTCTTTAAACCAGTCTTCTGTATAAAACATTTGTTCCTGGTGTTCTTCAGCTGTGCCTTCCCATTCTTGAACCTGAAAGTACTCATCAAATGATTCAATCATGAACTCATTGCCTTCAGCTTTAGTCATAGCTCTGTAGCGAGCCAAAGCACGTTCAGCAATTTCTTTTGATACGGCAGGTGACTGCTCATGCGGACTATCATCTTCAGGGCAGATTCCTACGCACCACAATTTATTCTTTTCCATCACGCCACCTCACCAAAAGGTTTATATTTCTTAAATTCTTCAAACAATTGAGTTGCTGGCTTGTTCAATCGGCCAGTCCCTGCAATCACCACATCACGCGGAAAGTTCTTATTCACCACTTCACAAAAGAAGCGAACGCCATGCTGATTGACCGTTGCTCTGTAGCCAATACTGAGAAGCCAGATAATGAATGCTTCAGTCATGAGCGGATGGACTCGGTAGTGTTTTTTCATATCAATCCCCTACAAGCCGAGTACCAGCACGATAGTACTGAGGCTGTGTTGTAGGTGTATCCAGTACCTCAGTAGCCTTATATTCAGGATCGCCAATCGGCAAACCTTTCGCTTCACGCCACAATGAATAGATAGCTCGAATCATTTCATTGCGGTACATCAAGTTATCCAACTTGCTAAAGTCAGGCTTGAAATACAGCTTTCCGAATTGCGACTCGAAATCAATCTGGTCGCGTGTAATGGTTGCGAAAGACAATATGTGAGTAGGGAGGATGCGCTCACCAATCCCATCAACATATTCGTACTGGGTGTAAATCCCGAATACAGGGTGCGTATACCCATCACATTTACGCTCTGTCACTTCGATGCGCTCACCATCTGGGAGCCATGCCATATGTGTTGTCATGATGGTGCTCCTTGTGGTGGAGTTAGATCAGCTTTCTTGCCTGCACACTGAGCAATGATCTGCTGCTCATAGGCAGTACCTTTGAACTGTGAGTAAATAATGCCAAGCTCTGCAATATCCTTTGTATTCCCGATACGCTCTACAGCTTCTTGGTATGCCTCAAGCAGTGCTTCTTCCTGAGATCGGCCATCATTAAGCCAAGCAAGCAGACGCTGACCAGTTTCCTTTGTGATCTGCTCACCATCTGGATTGAATAGGCGAGTACGGTCCTTTGATGGAATAACAAAGTGATTGTCATGGACCACATCAAGAGCCACAGTCAATTCATACTCAAACCCTTCGCGCTGCTCAGACTTCATACCCAATTTAAGAATCTTTTTCCCTTCACCTTGCACAGTTTCAGTTTTAGCGCGTGTCGTGGTGATGATGTGCATATCGGTTTGCAAGATTGCATCAATAAACTTGCGGTGACGTGGCGTGGTGTCTGACCAGGCTGACCAGGTATTACCCTTAAATTTAGTTCGCGCGGTTAGATCATTGATCTCCAAACAGCCACCAGTTCCAGTCCATTCATGTGATGCGCTATCAATAATCAGTACGTCATAACCCATGTGGCAAGCAGCCTGAATAGCACCGGCATAGCGCTCTGGGGTGAACGGTGGTTTAAGGGTCAGCGTATCAAAGGTGAAGTCTGTAGCGTAAAGAGAAGCCGACTCATTTTCGGTATCAATTACCGCGATCCGCTCACCCAAACCACTACCCAAAAGTAGTGCGCTGTAAGTCTTGCCGCTACCAGATGGACCGCTCAGATTGAGCTTCAATTTTGCTTTTTTACGTTCCGCTTTAGTGAACGTGAAGTTTTCAATATTCATAACCTTCTCCTAAGCAGCCCACGAAACAAGATCAGACTTAATCTTCTCAAGTCGCGCCATGTTTTCACGTGCATATCGAATACGTGTGCTGTCTGAATATTTTTCATCAAGACAAAGGGAAATAACTTCCATGCCGCGACCTACATAAGTCAGAGTGATCGTATTGCCTTCAACCTTGATTACATCTTCTGCGGTAGACATGCTCTCGAGTTCATCTGCAAGCTGCAGCAATTGGCTTTCTGCGCGGACTACTTCGATAGACTGGATTACCGCACCACATCCACAGAATTGAGCGTAAGTGTTCATTTAGCACCCCCTACAATCGCAGCATTAATCTTTTCAATCTCATAACGATCAACATAGGCATTAACCGCTTCCTCATGACGTACGACATTGAGAATGTCCAGAAACTCCACCGATGCATCATCCAGCGCATATTCGACATAAATGCTGTAATCGTCAGCTTTGACAGTAGCGACACAGATCTGATTACAGTTAGTGCTTTCAACTTTGTATTGCTTTGCAGTAATATTGATTTGAGGTTCTGCTAATTCATCAGCAGTTTTAGCCGGCTGGAAAGCGTAAGCTACTGCTATCCCCGCGCTGATTGATGCCGCAATTAATGCGGACTTGAGAATATTGGATTTAGTTGTCATGGCTGCCTCCGAATACTTGGCGAAGTGCCTCAACGACTTGTTTGATTTCTTCTTCGGTGCGCCATGCGCCGAATTGCTGCCAAGTTGTTTCATTTCTTTCGTGTGCCGTACTTACTGCGTAGCCTTTTTCGTACTCAGGAGATACGTGATAAAAAAGCTCACCTTCTTCTGGTAAAAAAGGCGCAGGCACCTCAATGCCATTAAGCGAGATGGTGCGTGGCTTGAGGCGAAAATCAAACTGACCAACACCATTACCAACAAAATAATATGGAATGATATTCAATATCTTGTCGTACCATTCGTTTTTACCCGCTACGGAGTACTCAACAATCTCACCATTCGCCAAAGCAATCAGCGCATCTTTCCCGCTAATCAACTTGCCTTCATCAACTTTTGTATTCATAATAATTTCACTCACAGTTAGGTTGTGGGTCATGCCTCAGGTGGTTCGCAGCACGCTGGGGCTTTTTGTTGTCTGTGAATTAATAGTAAACATGACGTGTACCATCGTCAAGCAATTTTGTTAACTTTTTGTGGACTATTTTTGTTTACTCCTTCTGTGAAGTTTTCTGTAGGCGTAAAAAAAACCGCCCGAAGGCGGCTTATTATTTTTTTAATTTTTATGGAAGGGGATTTTGTACATTGAATGCATAAGCCACTACACAGAATTCCTGCTCCATAATATCTTCAGCGGTCAATATCTCTTCTGGATACTCTTCAGTATTAGCACTAACAATTCGCACCCCACCTTTTGGCATGCGATATAAATATTTGAATTTAAATAGCCCACCATGATTTATGGCGTAAATTTTTCCATCAATAATTTGTGTTCTTCCAGTATCCACGTACACGGTTGCACCATTATTGATTACTGGGGCCATAGAATTGCCAAATGCTGTTAGAGCGTAAGCATTTCCTTCATATACACCGTATTTATTGAGTGTTGCTTTGCTTAAGCGCAGCTTTCTTGTTGCTTCACCAATAATTTCCGCAGCTGTACCCGAACCACACGACACTAAAAATTCCTTATAAAACGGTATCTCAACCTCATCATCATCAAGTGGAGTTTGATGATCCCATCCTTGAACCTTGGTTACTTCAACACTTTGACCCTGCTCATCACCCTGCAAAATCCAGTTTACCGATACGCCAAATTCAGCAGATGCCTTGATTGCACCTGATTTAGACACACCGCGTCTTTTCCAGTTGCTAACAGTCTGTGGAGATTCGTCGATCTTTTTAGCCAACTCTTCTTGATTTAAGCCACTGACTTTTAATAGTCGTTGTAATGATGGATGCATGCTCATGTTAACTCGGTGTGAAGAAGCCTTCTTATTATCCAAAAAAGTAAACATTTTGTGTTAAACAGAATAATTGACAATACTTAACGCTGTGTTTACCATATACTTAACGTGATGTTGAGAATTAGATTATGGCTATCTCAGTAAAAGCTGATAAGGAAACCATCGCGAATCTAGGTGGGCCTGCAAAGGTTGCCGATTCACTTGGCTACAGCATTCAGCGTGTTCAAAACTGGACGGTTCGCGGGATTCCAGCAAAGGTAAAACTTGAATTCCCTGAACTATTTTTAAAACCACAATCAACCACCCCAAACAACAATGCAGCTTAATCAACACTGCTTAAAACAAGTATGTACCAGTTAAGTAAACAAAAATACGTTTTTAGGAAGACTAAATGAACATAGCAGATGCAGCGTACAGCACAGTGCATGACTACCCAGGTGGCGCAAACGCCTTAGCCCCAAGGATGGGCATTAAAAGTCCAGCTGTTTTAAACAGCAAAGTTAATCCAAACACAGATACTCACCATTTAACACTGTCAGAAGCATCAAAAATGATGGCAATGACTGGTGATTACCGCATCCTGCAAGCTTTGGCTGCTGAACACGAAAAAGTTGCAGTTGATCTTCCAGAAATTCCTGAATGCCGCGACATGTCTTTAACAGATAAAGTGCTGTGCATTGGTATGAAGGGTGGTGATGTGATGAGCCTGTTCCGCGAAATCATGGCAGATGGCCGTATTACGCAAGGTGAAGTGCAAGACATGTCAAAGGTGATTCACCAGATGCACGTTGCTTTGGCTGAGCTGGATAAACAGATCCAAGCTTGTATTGATAACCCAGAAACAGAAAAAGCCTGAGTTGCGACCTCAGGCTTTTCCGGTTGTTCACAAACCCGAGAAGGAAAATGAACATGAATATAATGACACAATTTAATCACAACCAAAAGAGCATGTCTAGCTTAAGTGCTTCAGATTGCCTCTTGCTGGTTAAAAACAAATTAGAAGCTGAGCAGGAACTCTCATTTGCTGAACAGTGTGTGCTAATGGTTGCATCAACAGTAATTGCGGCTGATGTGGGTATCACTCCGACTCAAGATTATTTCAATAAGCAACAGCAAGGTACACCCATAGACCTGCACCCAATGATAGAGAAGTTCACCAAGGCATTTCCAACAGACTGGCAGATGCGCCTATCTAAGGCGGGTGCACTTATGTGCGGATTGAATGCAGATGGAACCGAGCGCCCAATCTTAGAAAAATCGAAAAAAGCCTCTCTTACTTGCCAAACCTACATTATCCGCAAACAAGGAACTAATGAGGTAAAGATAGGGAAGAGTGTTCAGGTTCATAAACGAATTCGCACCTTGGAAACCCAATCCGGCGCAATCCTAGAAATCCTCGCGATTATTCCTAAAAATATCGAAACACTACTTCACAAGCAGTTCTGCAGCCTTAGAACAGTAGGTGAATGGTTTGATGATTCTCAAGGTTTAATTGCTGCATTTGCTGCGAAGCAAGGTGGTGCAGCATGAGTGCCTTAAAAAAACATGAGGACAACATTGTCCCTTTCAGCAAAGGTAAAAAAATGGCCGACAAATTTGACAAAGGTTATGTCATGTCAAGCCGCCTTTACCGCAATGAAGTTGAGCCTTTCTTAAGTGATGCAGCAATGCGGATCTATGCGCGATTGGAGAATTACCTAACTGGATTTAACAAGGAATCTGATTACGTTAGTTACTCTCAACTGCAAGGCAATAAAAACCTTGTTGGGTCTCGTACTCTTGGGCGAGCAACTGTTGCTAAAGGTCTTAAAGAGCTTACTGAACTTGGGGTTATTAGCATCATTGGAAGTCATCCAAAGTTTGGCAATAAGTATCTTTTGAATGAGGTTTCTCTAGTTGAGAAGTTCAGTAAAAAGACTAGTTCAAAATCTAAACTAGTTCAGAAAGTGAACCGCACCAGTTCAGAAAGTGAACCGCAACCTAGTTCACCAACTGAACACTCAATAGATATTACTTATAGATATTTAAATATAGATATTTATATAAGCCCGCTTCGCTCCAACAAGTTGATCGTTATTTTTAACAACAGCCTATTTCTTGAAAAACAGGAACAGGCAAAAGCCGAAGCTGAGCGTAAAGATAAAACTCGTAAATTATCTTATGACGAAGTAATCAAATTAACTTCAGAGAGATTTCCACTTCTCTGTGATTTCTCTCTCTGGGAGCAGTACGTTTCCAGTCGTTCTCTGACCACAAAAACCAGGCTGACCAAAAATGCCTTAAATGCGATTTACAAAGATTTCCAGAAATGGGGATTTGATGGCAGCAACGAGTCTTTGAAAACCTCAATCACTGGCAACTATCAAGGTTTGTTTGCACCAAAGCAGCAATTCACACCTGGACAACAAAACCCAAAACCATCTCGCTGGGATGAAATTCAACAGTTGATCGCAAAAGAGGAGCAGGGCAATGACAGCTATGGTTACTAATCAACAAACTGCAGTTCAGCCAATCAAGACAGGTCAACTGGTTGGAATCTTCAAAGCAATTGCACCGCGCTCTTTTGAAAAAACATTTGAAGGTATGCCGATTGAAGCAATTGGTCATGCAATGAAAATCTGTATCGAAGGACTTTCACGCGAACAGATTGATCTTGGTCTTCGCATGGTTCGCGATAACGGCTTTTGTCCAGATCCAGCAATGTTCCGCAAATGGTGTCTTGGGATTACAGGTTTTGGTACTGAGCAACAGCGTTTTGTTGATTCATTCAAAGGGAAACATGCAGCACTTGGCAATATCGTGAAATGGCTTAGTGATAACACACACCCGATTACGAATGCCGAAAAAGAAGCGTATGACCGCTGTTATGAAATGTTTGCTGATATCCAGTGGGCGAAGAATGCCGATAGAGCCTCCTATTTAGCATATGAAGCGTTTAAAGATAACTATGTGGACGTAGTTAAGGAGTATGCCGAAAAGGGGCAACAGCAAGCAGTCTGGGAGCGGCCAAAAGCCATTGAGAAAAAGATGGTGGCTGATCTTGGTGAGTGGGGTAATGGGTCTTCACCTAAAGACACTCAACCGCTTCAAGGTGATGAGCTTAAGAAGTACCTGGAAGAAGCCAAGCAGAAAATTAAAGGTTTTAAGGAAAGCGCAGGGGGTGGGGTGTGAAGGATAAAACCGAAGTAAATCAAATTGCAGTTTTTGAGCGCGTCATTGCGGTTTTGCAAGCCATTCAAACTACGCCAGTCGCTTCAACTTCTGCACTAAGAGAACAAGTATTGTCTGATTTAAGTCTGAGAAGCGCGCAAAGGTACTTAAAAGGCTTAGAACATGCGGGATATGTGCGTCGAGTGCTAGATGCTGGGTGGTGCAGAAGCGATGCACGGTATTTTTTAACAGAAAAATCAAAACAGCTATTTGGAGTGCAGGGATGATGGATACCAAGGAGCAAATCAGAACAGCACTGATTGAAATTGCTGAAGCATTGGGTAGACCGCATTACGAGCCGCTGACTGTAAGAGAAGTTTTGGCGAGCTTCGATAGTGGTGCATTTCACCCATTGAAAGAAGCGGTATTGAGAAAAGTACCTTGCCTGGGGTTTAAGGGGTCAATCAAGACTGTTGCGCCAAAAGTAAGAATTAAAAAGCCAGCTCGGAAGGCATCACCAGTTGAGGTGAAGAAAGAAATTTTAAAGCTGGCACAGCATGGAACGATGACAAAATTTAAAAGTGGCTGCCAATGTGAGGAGTGCATGGTATGGGCATGAATTTAATCGAAAAATTGGGATTAGAGAAGTGTAAGCAGATTGTGGACGGGGCGCCTGATAAGACAGCATCACATTATGTGGCTGATACAGACACCTACTTTTCAGCAGAATTTCGCACCTATTTTTCTCACAGTTTGGAGGATTGGGAAACATCTGATTTTCACTGTGCTGGTGATCTTGAGCAAAACTATGAGTCGGTATTTAGCCTTGCTGATCTTAAAGCTCAAATCGACCATCACTATTACGGTCGCAGCGAAGCAGAAGAATTGGCTGCTTATGCGGAGCTGAGCCAAGAAAAAATCGAAGGTGGTGCAATGCTGGTCGGGGATTTCAGTAAGGTTCGAGAGCGAATTCAATCTGTGTTTGAAGATGATGGGGCCGACTACGTGACCGACATCCGTAATCACATCAGCCCAACTACAGTGGTGATTGAGAGATGAGTGAATTTGAAAAGTGGTTTGAGGATCAAGACTTCTACACAAACATGCGATTCATCCATGGTGACAAGCTGTTTGACAAGGATGGCGATGTATATCGAGTGCTGCCAGTACAGATGACTTATCAGGCTTGGAACACACAACGTCAGCGCTCTAAGGATGAATTTGTCGCACTCACTCAAGAATGGCACACCAAAGGATGGAATGCTCGTCAGGGTGAGATTGAGAAACTAGAAAATGAATTAAGCACCACAAAACAGGTTCTCGGCAATGTTATTGATATGGAAGTGGCTAAGGTTGACAACCTAAAAGCCCAGCTCAACAACATGGAGGCTTCTTATATCGAGAAGAAGAAGGAGTGTGAGGCTCAGCAGAAACGAATTGATGAATACAAGAAACTTACCACCAGCATAAGAAATGAATTTGATTTGTGGTCTGACGATAGTGAGTTTGCGGATGTCATCGAGGCTCAAATTGAGAATTTAGAAGCCCTGCGAGGTGCCAATGATTCACTCACTGATATGCGTCAGAAGGTAGAAAATCAAATAAACAATGGTGCTCGCCTTACTAAGCACCAGATCGATTTGTGAGGTGCCAATGACTGACTTAATTATCGGCATTGATCCAGACTTGGAAAAATCAGGAGTGGCTGTCTTAGGGCAGTCACTGGAACTTAAAAATTTAACCTTTGCTCAGACTGTAGAGTTATTTCGAAGCCACCAGGATGAAATCAAGAAAGTGGTCATTGAAGCGGGTTGGTTGAATAAAAAAGCTAATTTTCGCTATGGCAATTCTAAGGCAGTTAGTGAGCAGATTGCTCGTCGAGTGGGGCTAAATCATGCCGCAGGTATTCTGATCGCAGAAATGGCAAAAGAATGCGGTTTGGCGGTGGTATTGGTTAAGCCGACACGCACAAAGCTGAAGGCAGAAGATTTTAATCGAATTACAGGCTGGCAAGGCAGAACGAATCAGGAACAACGTGATGCGGGAATGCTGACTTGGGGGATGAAGTGATGAATTTGAATTTAATTAAGGCCAATGCGCCAGTAGGAACAGAATTCTTTGCGCCGGCACCTGAATGGGTTGGTGGTGCTTTTTACTTCAAAGAGTATGCCGGAAAAATATTGATGATGGATATAGATCAAAAGTGGGTACATGTGTGTGACACGGTTGAAGATTTACTTTGTCGTGGTGGTTTACCAATCACATATGAGCCGATTAATTGGGTTGAAAGATTAAATAAGATTTAAGAGGGAATAGGGATGAATGCGATGGTTAAGGCAGAAGTGATGGATTGGGGTCGTTTTAGTATTGAAGATTGGCTTAAGCAGTATGGGGCATACATCCAGATTTCACGTATGAAGTCAGGACATCAGCCGGATTCGCTTGGGGTAAATCAGATCTACTGGCTTATTCTTGAAAATAACAAAGGGGTGGCACCACGTAAGGATCAGGTTATTTGTCAGATTAGTGATTTTGAGGCTGAACAGGTGCGGAAGTTGATTGTAGATTTTAATAAGTCTAGTTCGGTTTGTGCTTCGGCAAAGGTGGCTGTGCAGTTGTTCATTGAGAAGAATGTAAGAGGGATGTCGCTCGATCAAATGGTGCGTGAATTTACTTTGGGCAGAACCTCAATCAAGAGCATGATCTACTGCGGCAAGTTTTATTTATGTGGCCATGATAAACGCTTGAAAATAGATTGAATGGTTATTGACCGTGCGCACGGGATATGGCATATTTCTGTTATAGTGATCGAAGTGTACGTTAAAGCACTAGATTGATTTAAAGGCTCGCCAAATGGTGGGCTTTTTTGTTGTCTATAAAAAGACAATTACCCTGCTGGAGTGCTGACCAGTGGAACATGCCTCTGAGTAAACTTCCTTCGGGAATCTAGACTAGGGAGTAGCGTCCCGACCTAAAGAGGATTGAAAGCAAGTAAAGCAGACCGTGCATGTTAGGTGTGTGTGATTGTGAGTAGCGTCTGGCCCTGCGAAAAGGGCTTTTTTATTGCCCTGAGAAATACTAGTGTAATCACACCAAGTTAAAATGCTTGATTAACCAGGAAGGAATCTTGCTTAGTTCGACAAAATTAATGACATTATTTCAGCAATGAATATTATAAATTTATGTTCTATAAGTGAAAATAACTGACATTTCTTGCGACATGATTGCTTGATTGTCCAGGAGTAAAATCATGCTTAGATTACTGATGTGTTTATTCGGCCTACACGGTGCGACTGAAATCGATTACACGGTTGATGATGAAGAAATCAAGGTGTGTCGGGATTGTTTGAAAGAAGTTAAATAACAATCACTCAAGCAAAGAGCTGTTTCATAAAGCTGCAATATTTAAGCAATATAGTTGCTCTGCAAAAGAAGAAAGACGTTGTGATGCAAGTCAAGCCCGTTTAATTGGAGAGAGTTAAGCGGGCTTTTTTATTTCAAAATCGCCGAACGTATTACGGCAAACAAAGCCCCTCGCATTCTAGATGTTGAGGGGTTTTTCTTTTCTTATTGGTGGTGAATATGCGCATGAGTCGAATGGTTGTTGCTGCAATGCTGGGTACGGCATTTGCGGAATATTCAAGCTCACGTGGTAGTGACTGGGATTCAATCTTGTGGGGTGAACCGCAACCAAACAAATCAAAGCCCAACCGTGTAAGTCAGGCAAAGCGACGTAAGTATAAGCGTCAAGGTCGGTGAATATGGACATAGTATCTGCACAAAGGGAATTAAAAGAGCACTGCGACCAGATTGATATTTTACTCAGTCTGTCACGCAGCATGATGACTGCTAAAGAGATGGTGAATGTTGATGAAAAGCTTAAACGACATCGAGAGCGTGCAAGAAACATCAGAATCAATCTCTATGAAGCGCAACCCCAAAAGACTCGCAGCAATTCGAAAGCTGCCTTGCATCCGATGCGGTAATCCACATAGCCAGGCGGCTCATTCAAATAGTGCTAAGCATGGTAAGGGTAGATCGATTAAAGCCAGTGATGAGTTCACAGTGCCGCTCTGCCATTCCTGTCATTTCCAGTTCGATACTTTTCAATTGGGTAACCGGGCCGAAAGTGAAGTGATGTTTGATCAGTGGTTGGTGAAGGTGAATCGGATGTTGGTGATGGAAGATAGAGAGGTGTTTTGATGAATGGCTTTTTAGTGATTCTATTGTGTGGCATCTGCTTTATTTTTGGGTTTGCTTACAGCATGTCTTATTGGTACGAGCGCGCTGATAAGAACGAACCAATCACCATCCGTGGAAAAGTTTACAAGCTGGTAGAACAGGATGTGTCACCCAAGGAGTAGGAAATGCAAAAAGCCGTGTTTCCTATCCAGAGTCATGCCGACATCACCAAAGCTATTAACTACATGCATACCCATTACACTCAGGCGATTAATGAGGGTAAGCCGTTGGTGGTGAGGATCAATCAAACACCAGATGAACGGTCAGCAGCGCAGAATAGGCTTTACTGGAAATGGATTGGTGAGATTAGAAGAAAGACTGGTCAGGATGAAGATTCACTCCATTACGAGTTCAAGAAGAAGTTTCTGATTTATATCTATCGTCGTGATGATCAAGAGTTTGCTGAGACCTGTAATGCGATTGCAATGCTGAAGCAGAATGAATGTGAAGAATACCGAGTGATTGCAGAGCAAGTGATAAGACTTTGCAGTACAACCAAGTTAAGCATTAAGCAGATGACCGAGTATTTGAATTATGTGCATGATTTTGCAGTGACTCAGCTGCATGTGCATTTGACTGTGCCGGATGATTTGAAGTGGTGTTATGAGGGCTAAATATGTTTAAGAAGCGCGACATAACTGCTGAAGCATGGAAGTGGAAGCGCAGACCAAAGTTCTGCACACATCAACTCATTAAGAATGGTGAATATTTTCGTGTTGGCAGCAATGGGTCGGCAGATGTTTTCTGTTATGACTTTTATGCAGACAAATGGTACTGGGTGTATTCAATTCACAAAAATGAAGACCTAAATAATCCTGAGCTGTTTATCAAGCTTCGTGAGCGTACATGGTTGGATACTTTAGTGAAGTGGGTTACATGACATGCCAAGGCTGTGAAGCACGACGCAAATGGATGAAAGAACAATATGAGCGATCAAGAGAAAGAATGCGGTTGTGCATCGAACGACTTACTTCCAAAGCTACTCGAACAGAACAACCAGCTGATTCAGCAAAACAACCAACTCATCCAGATCAACAATGAACAGAATGCTCAGATCAATGAGCTATTGATTCAGTTGGAAGGTGGTGATGAGGATGAGAAGCCTAAGTCACAGTATTTGGATGGGTAGGATATGACATCAATCATAAGTAGAGCTGAGGCTGATAAGCGTCGGACGGAGTTAAAAGATTTGAACAGCACGAACGAGCCAAAGCAATTAACAGTATCAAAAGTTAAGTGGAAGGATGGTAGCTCACATCCTCATGGTGCCGAAGTAATTCTCTCTAATGGGAAGCGATTAAATTGCCAGGTGCACAACGTCGTTAGTGATGCTTTCTTCTGGTATGTAGAGGCTGATATTCAGGTTAAGTTCAATGACTACTCAACCACAGTATGCATTGGTAATGACAAGGAGGCTGAGGCGCTTAAGATTGCTGATCTGTGCATTCCAGAGTCAGGAAAGACTCAAGGGACAAAACTAATCTTGAATGATGGAAACTATCTCTCTCTTATTTATAGCGTACGGTTTGTGAATGATAGATTGAGAGTGAAGGTGCGCATACATAATGAAACTACCCAGACTGCAAAGCAAACTACAGGCGATGACACCGAAGGCACCGAGGTCAATCAAACAGGTCAGTGATTCATGGCGTGATAGCAAGACCACGGCAGAGCGTGGATATGGGTACAAGTGGCAGAAGTATCGCTTAAGGTTCTTACAAAGCCATCCATTGTGTGTGTACTGCTTGGAGCAGGGTAGGGTAACTGAAGCTAAGGTGGTCGACCATATCGAACCGCATCGTGGTGATCAGGATCTATTCTGGAATACAGACAACCACCAAAGCCTATGCATGTCCTGTCACTCATCTATCAAGCAGCGTGAAGAAGCAGGGTCGAAGAACAGTACAGCATACGTGTTCATGCCTGACTGGCTAGAACCAATACCTCGATTAACAATCGTGTTCGGCTGTGCAGGTTCGGGCAAGTCTACATGGGTAAAGGAACATGCCAAGCCTAATGATGTGGTACTCGACTTGGATGAGATGATTGCTGACATTGGTGGTAAGCCAATCTATAAAGGCAATAAGCAAGACTTTGCACTGGCTGTTAGGAAGCGCAACAGCTTGCTGCTACAGATGTCTAAGCATAATCAGAGTGGCTATCTCATTCTTACAGGCTCAACTCCA